AGAATACTCCTGGACAAAAAGGTGTCCACACTGAAGTCACTCACCCCGAAGAAGGTGGAAACTACCGAATCCGTCTAAAAAATTGATTCCCACTATGTTTTTGTATTGAAACCAATACAAAAACAAACCTAAATATATAAGATATGACACCCAACTTAACCGAATACGACCAACTAGAATTGGAGACAGAAGTCTGCCTTTTCGTGGGGGAATATTTAGAAACCAACGCCATCAAACAACACGACCCTACATTTTACGATACGTTAGTCAATCTCGCAACCGACGAATATTTCGCCATCTGCGCAACACTTGACGTATATGATAGCCTGGACGAATACGATGAAGAATACACAACATTTCGTACAACGGTCGCCAAACACGTGCGCGAATATTTGAAGATGATGGGTGTCCCCCGTCGCGAATATTTACATCCGCGACCGCACCATTATGCGAGTGAGCCCGATGCCGCCGAAAAAATCGCCGCGTGTAGGGCAGCATACCAGCCCGCCCAGCGCACTCCCGAATGGTATGCCTTCCGCAACAATCTTGTAACCGCCAGCAACATTTGGAAAGTGTTCAGTTCCGCCGCCAATTACAACAGCCTCGTGTGCGAGAAATGCCGACCTCTGCCTTCTGCCGATCCAACTGTCCAAATTGTGGAAACCTCAACCCACGTCAACGTGGATTCACCGCTTCATTGGGGAGTCAAATACGAGCCACTTTCGGTGGCCATTTACGAGCATCGCAACAAGTGTGTTGTGGGGCAATTTGGATGTATTCAGCATACACGAGTCGCTTGCCTCGGTGCGTCTCCCGACGGCATCGTGGTCTCCCCCACCGACTCGCCCGAATATGGTATGATGTTGGAAATCAAAAACATCGTGAATCGCGAAATCACGGGAATACCATCCATGGCATATTGGGTCCAGATGCAGGTCCAGATGGAAGTGTGCGACCTGGAAAACTGCCATTTCATAGAGACACAGTTTCGCGAACACGCCGAGGCGGTCACAACGGCCGACGATGACGCGGAGACCAAGTTTTACGCGAGCATACCCAAATATTTGTACAACGGTGTCATCCTCTATTTCGTCAAACGTGATTTCGTGGACAATTCGCCCAAATATATGTATCTGCCACTTGACACACCCCTAGAAAAACCCGCGATTGAAGCGTGGATTGCGGAGAAGAAGCGCGAACTCGGTGGGACACATGTCCTGTATCGGCGCATTTACTGGTATTGCGAGACGTTTTCGTGTATTCTGGTGAAACGCAATCGCGACTGGTTTGCCGCGGCGGAGCCGCTCATCCGCGACTTCTGGAGCGTAGTTTTAAAAGAGCGCGCCACGGGCCACGAGCACAGGTTGCCGAAGAAGCGCGCACCAAAAACACCAACAAGTGGCGGATGCGTTATCCAACTATTGGACATATAATAGTATATTATTTTGTAAAACAATTTAGAACTCCGACGCGTAAATATATATTCCAAACAATGTCAAGTGATGAAATGTATGTGACCAAACGCAGCGGTGCCACCGAAATCGTGTCGTTTGACAAGATTCTCCACCGCATCAAGACCATCGGCACCGAGGCGGGGGTAAAAATCAACTATACCTCTCTCGCGATGAAAATCATTGACCAGCTTTACGACAAGATTTCCACCACCAAGATTGACGACCTCACTGCCGAGCAATGCGCAGCGTTGTCATCCACGCATTACGATTACGGCACCATCGCATCTCATATTGTGGTTTCAAATCACCACAAGAGCACTGCCGCGGACTTTCGCGAAGTGGTGCGGACCCTTTTTCACGCTATAGACAAGAATGGCAACGTGTCGCCTCTCTTATCAAAGGAGATCTATGATGTTACTGAAGATCACGCCGACGCCATCAATGCCGCGATTGACTTCCGACGTGACTATCTCATTGACTATTTTGGGTTCCGTACCTTGGAGAAATCCTACTTGATGCGTTCCAACGGAGTCATCATAGAGAGACCCCAGCATATGTGGATGCGTGTTGCGATCGGTATCCACGGCGCCGACATTGACGCGGTCATTGAGACCTACCACATGATGTCGCAGAAATACTTCACCCACGCCACGCCGACGCTTTTCAACGCGGGCACGCCGCGCCCCCAACTCAGTTCGTGTTTTTTAATCGCAATGGAGGAAGACAGCATCGGCGGGATTTACAACACGCTGAAAGACTGTGCGCTCATCAGTAAATGGGCGGGCGGAATCGGGATGCACATCCACAATGTGCGCGCGACGGGCAGCCAGATTCGCGGCACCAATGGCAATAGCAACGGTATTGTGCCGATGTTGCGCGTGTTTAATAACACTGCGAAATATGTTGACCAGTGTATAACCCCGGAAACATATATATATACAACCGAAGGTCCAATTGAAATCCAAAATTGTACATATGGTGAAACGAAAGTTTTTAATTTAACGGGCGGAGTAGAAACAATTGAAAACGTATTGGAACATCCATATGAGGGCCAAATATACAATATTGAAACCATGCATTCCATTGATAATCTCAGAATTACACCGGAGCACCCAGTGTATGCGTTGGTTGGGCAAGTAAAAGGGTTAAATTACACTGTAATTGAAAACCGATTGAATAAAAATATTTCTAAGTTTGAATGGGTGGATGCCAAAGACCTACAAAATGATGATATGTTGGTTTATAAAATACCAACGCACAGTATAGACATACAAGAAATTACAAATGACGATTGTTATATGTATGGCGTGCTATTAGGTGATGGTTGCTTGAGTAATGCCGACCAAAATGGGTACATATCACTCCATACTACAAACAAAAAATACATCTTAGATTTTGCGATTCAATATTTTGAAAATAAATGTATAAAATACAGAATAGATACAAACGAAAACATTACACGAATCAATTGGCATAAGAGTCTGAATATGCCTTTCCGGTATAGTGATTTATACGATTCCAATAAAACCAAGCGGGTTCATCATAAATGGTTGAACTTGCCCATTGAAAAATCAAAATATGTGTTAAAAGGTCTAATAGATACTGATGGATGCAAACATATAGAGTTGGCGTTTGACAGCACCTCCCGGAATCTGATTGAAAGTGTTCGATTTCTTTGTTTGAAACTTGGAGTATTAACAAGTGGATATGTTAGAGACAGAGTCGGCGAAACTCACGTGTCGTGCGCAGGCAATATTATAACTAACAAACAAATCAGTTACTGTTTAAAAATACCACAGACCCAAGCCATTTGCGAGTTGTTGAATATTGACTACAATGACAACCAGTTTTTTAAGTTTTTCAGATACAATGACTTTTTATTGACACGAATTAAGAGCATCCGCACCGAAGAATACTCAGGAACCCTCTATGACCTCCAAATGAAAACCCAACATGACTATATGATTCACAATTGTATTGTACATAACGGCGGTGGCCGCAGAAATGGCTCGTTCGCAATCTATTTGGAGCCCTGGCACGCAGACATTGAGATGTTTTTGGAAATGCGCAAAAACCACGGCGACGAGGAACTGAAAGCGCGCGACCTCTTTTACGCGCTTTGGGTACCCGACCTCTTTATGGAGCGCGTGAAGGCCGATGGGACCTGGACTCTCATGTGCCCCAACGAATGCCCCGGACTCGCTGACGTCTATGGCCAAGCATTCGCCGAGCTTTACACCAAGTATGAAAAGACGGGCAAGGGGCGCACAACCGTCAAGGCCCGCGAGCTCTGGTTCAAGGTGTTGGATGCCCAAATGGAGACGGGAACCCCGTATATTTGCTATAAAGACGCCGCCAACCGCAAATCCAACCAACAGAATGTAGGGACGATTAAGAGCAGCAATCTTTGTGCAGAAATAATGGAGTACTCCGACGAAAACGAGACCGCGGTATGTAATCTGGCAAGCATCGCACTCCCGACCTTTGTAGAAAACGGCGCGTTCAATTATGACAAGCTCGCCGACGTGGCCGGTGTCATTACACGCAACTTGAACCGTGTGATTGATATCAACTATTACCCCACGGAGAAGACCCGCGTCTCAAATATGCGCCACCGACCCATTGGCATCGGTGTCCAAGGGTTGGCCGATGTATTCCTCATGATGAACGTCGCATACCACAGCGACGAAGCCCGCGAACTGAATCGCCTGATTTTTGAGACGATTTACTATGGCGCCGTGAAGGCCAGTGCGGACTTGGCGGTCCAACTTGGCCCCTATCCATCCTTCGCCGGTTCCCCCGCTTCCAAGGGCCAGCTCCAATTTGATTTGTGGAATGTTGAGCCCACCCCGGACCGTTATGACTGGACCGCAATCAAAGCCCAGATTCAAGCCACTGGAATGCGCAATTCGCTGCTTCTGGCCCCGATGCCCACGGCATCCACATCACAAATCCTCGGGTTCAATGAGTGTTTTGAGCCATTCACGAGCAATATTTATAGCAGACGCACGATGGCGGGGGAGTTCATCCTGACCAACAAGTATTTGATGCGCGAACTCATTGCGCTGGGTCTGTGGAATACGGAGCTCAAAAACAACATCATCGCGAACCAAGGCAGCATCCAGCACATAGAGAATCTGCCGGAAGATATGAAACAACGGTACAAGACGGTTTGGGAAATACCAATGCGTCATGTGATAGATATGGCGGCCGAACGCGGGGCATTCATTTGCCAGAGCCAGAGCCTGAATCTGTGGATTGAGGACCCCACGTACAATTCGCTCACGTCCATGCACTTCTATAGTTGGTCCAAAGGGCTGAAAACGGGCATCTATTATTTGCGCAGGAGAGGGAAACACAGGGCCCAGCAATTCACCATTGAGCCGAAGAATGGGGGAGAGTGCGAGTTGTGCTCTGCATAAGTGACTGATATATAATATTATTTACACAGGTGCGCTTAATAAAAACTGCGACAATTCTCCATAACCATACTATATTCCAATACTAAAATAATATTTGGTTGACATCATATATTATTTTTTCATACAAAATACATTTAGACACAAGGTTGCTGAAATATGTATTAAACACGAATGCCTACAGACTCGGACCTCTTCGCACCACCGAAACCAACTCTCACCTACGTCTCTTGTTTCGTGAATATCAACTGTAAAGAGCCCCACAAAACCCACCAATGGCGAATGGACAACTTCGCCGAAATCGCCAAAACGGGCGTGCCCATCATCCTCTATGTGGACGCCGATATCCGCACCGCGTATGCCGCCACCTGGCCCACGTATCCCAACGTCTTGTTGCGCGACGTGGACTACACCACCTCCTGGACATACACCATTTGCGCAAAATACCAGACCCGTCTTCCCGCCGTGCGCAATGAAGTCAAAGATTCCTTCCTCTTTCTTTGCCTGATGAATATGAAAATAGAGTTCGTGGTGAACGCCATCAATGAGAACCCGTTCAACACGACCCATTTTGCGTGGTTGGACTTCAATCTCGCCCATATCTTCAAAAACAAGGCCGCCACGAGTCATTATATGAAAACGATGGCGTCATTCCCGTGGCAGCCGCGGTTTATTGCCAACCCCGGCTGCTGGGAAAAGGGTCAAGGCATAGACAACGTCGTGGATGTCATCAACTGGCGATTCTGCGGCGGATTCATGGTCGGCGACAGCAAATCATTCACCGACCTGTTTGACCTCTACCTAGAACATTTTGGCCAATTTATGCTCAAATACCGCACCATCACGTGGGAGGTCAATTTCTGGGCGTGGTTGGAAAACAACACGGATTGGCGTATCACATGGTACAAAGCCGACCACGACGACTCCATTGTCCGAGTCCCATCTCACCTGTTTTCGCGCTGTTTGTCCAACTCGGTTACGCGATACGCGTTGCCCGAGAAATCCGGGTTTTACCCCTCATCCACGGCGTATATCAAAACCAAGGAGGGAGAACACGTTATCAATGTCCGCTACGTGAATTACCGACTGGACGATTGCGGCCGATACATCATCGGCCATCCACAACGACACTTGGAAACAGTGAATCTGCGTGCCTTTTTAACGTCCGATTTACAAAGATTGGCGGGAGAGCCCGAGTTTATGTGGGAGGGGATGCTTGGTCTGCCGATTTATGACCGCTCCATTATGGGGCTGGAAGACGTCCGCTTGTTCTATGACGGCACAAGCACACTGAAATATGTCGCCACAAATCGGTCGCATTCGGTGTCCAATAAAATTCGCATCATCATGGGCGACTATTCGGCCTCTATGGCGATGTTTGAATCGGGTAAAATCCTAGAACCCCCAACGGATACTTGGTGCGAGAAGAACTGGATACCGATACCGTCCAAGACCACGAATCAACGATTCATTTACAAGTGGGCGCCATTTGAAATCGGCGAACTAGACAACAATGGCCACTTGAAAATCGTCATGTCCGTACCGAATGAACATGCGCTGTTCCAGAAGACGCGCGGATCCACGCCACCGGTTTGGAGCGAGAAACACGGATGTTATTTGTGCGTGGTCCATTACTGCGAACACTTACACGGGGCAAAGACGCTGGCATATTACAATGTCTTGGTAAAGTTGAGAGCCACTGACTTCTTGCCGATAGAATGGTCGGACGTGTTTCATTTTACAAAAGTGGGAATCCAGTATTGTATTGGGTTTACAATAATGGACGACGGGAAAATGGCGTTTTGGTTCTCGGAACATGATGGGAATCCGGGACTAATGATTATGGATTAAGATTACCGACGTACTACTCGCGCTTGGTTTCGGGCTGCATTTCGGGCGACATTCACACCTGGATTCTGGACGGGAATTGCGGCGGCATTCTGGACAGGAATAACTCCTTGATTTTGGACAGGAATAACTCCTTGATTTGGGGCAACTGGATTACGAGCCCCTTGATTCTGGACAGGAATAACGGCTTGATTCTGGACGGCATTTGGAACACCTAGATTACGACCAACTGGATTCTGGACAGGAATAACGGCTGGATTTTGGGCAACTTGATTACGAGCCCCTTGATTTTGGGCAACTTGAATTGCGGCATTTGGATTACGATTTACAATTTGTCTATTGTTTCTTCTCACTCCAACCCCTGGCCCCATGACAGCAGCCGTTCTTGGTCTATTATTTATATTTCCTACCCTTGAAGCAATAGCAGCCTTTATTTGTTCGGGACTTTGAAGACCATTATAATTATCTACGGTTTCATCCGCATATAATGTTTCGTCGGCAAAACTTGTCAAACTAAAAATATCGCTATTATCTTTAACAATCAATGGTTTTTTTCCATCTATATTAATTTGATTATCATTCGCATTAATTACAAACTCATTTAATTTAAGACCCCGATACAATTTATTAATTTTATCTCTCAATCCATCATAAGCAATTTTGAATTTATAATCTCTCCACAATATTTGACGCACATCTAACAATAATAACAAAAATATATATTGTGTTATGTCCTGGTCTGAAGTCGGGTCTTGACCTTTTACATATTTATCATAAATATAATTTGTAATAATTTCCTGATTATTCAGCTTATTTTTATCACGAACGTTTTCAATACGCAGTATTTCTTTGTGCTCATCACTAGTTATGTATAAATTATCATAAGCGGTTTTCATGTTTATTACGTCATCAAAATACAAAATATTTGATTTATATTTAATATTAACATCAGATACAATATTTTTGTAAACTTCTGTATGCGCATTGGGGTTTTTCAAATATTCCAAAAAGTTATCTTTTACATTTGCTGT